TAAGCAAATCCTTTCGGTTTTTACCCTCTTTCTTTCCGTATCGTTGTGCATACTTCAAAATGTTACCGATACAGAAACCTTCTCCATGGCCCGAGTCCATGATGAATTCTGTTGCTTGAAATTTGTTTTGGGAATAATGCTCACCATATGTTGCATCAATATATTCGGCGAGTTCTTTGAGGATTCTATCCTCTGAGTATTTGTAGTTGATGTCACCAGTTGATTTACCAGAGACTTCTGCGTATGTCAATTCTTCCATAATGTATCCTAGTTCAAGTTACACATAATAATATCAAAAAAGGATGCCTCTGTCAAGAGGCACCCTCACCTTTATCGTTACTTGATTTCAATCAAACGAGGTTTTTTCGCCTCTGGAATGATTCGCTCAAGTGTGATAACTAACAACCCATTTTCATAGGATGCACCTTTCACCTCAACATCATCTGCAATAGTGAATGAACGAGTGAATGCACGAGCAGAAATACCTTTATGTAGATATTCAACTTCGTCTACAAGTTCACCGTCTTTCTCTTTTGATTTGACAACAAGAGTATTCTCTTTTGTCTCAATTTCAATATCATCTTTATTGAAACCAGCAACTGCTACTTGAATTGCGTAGTCAGTGTCCGATGTCTTAATGATATTGTAAGGTGGATAGTTAGGATGAGTATTGGCACCAGAGGTCACCTCATCAAACAATCTATCAATCATTCTGTCAAAACCGACAGAGTAAGTGCGAACCCTAGTAGGGTCTAAAGCAAGAGCTGTATTTGTCATTTTGTTTCTCCTATTAAGCAAGATACAGTTAATAAAACCTTCACTCCCATAAGGCAAGTAAAGGTGATAGGTTTTTAGGGAGAACCTATCAGAAACTCTAGTTTCGTGACACAGAGTAGGTATATTCGGATGTGTCAACAGGAAGACTTACGAACTGCTCCCTACTATTATATATAAGGATTAGGGGCTGAAAAGTCAACCCCTTTTCCTTTTTTTATGCAGCCTCAGCGTATTGCAACGCCTTGTCTAGTGCATTCAGTTTAACCTTGCGGTTACGTCCATACCAAGCAGACTGCAAACGAGAGTCCCCTTCACGACCTTGCAAGTGGTCAGTCATGAAAGTGACTGCGTTAAACGCCTGCCACCATGTTCCTTCGGCAAAGTTTGCACCAGGCTGAGTTTGCAGATTTTCCATCGCAATCTTAGCGTTACGAGAAGTGAAAGGAATCACATTGTCAACCTTTTCTTTCGCAGGCGCACCAAACACCTCATTGAAGTATTGGATAACATTATCACCAGTGGCACGCTTTCCACCAAGGAATTCTGCCATTGATTTATATTGTTCCATCTTCTCACGAGCAATACCCATCTGTTCTTTCACCATGTCTGGGTCAAATGCCTTACGGTGGTTTACAGAAACCATCTGGTCAGCATTTTGTGACAGAGACAGTGTTAGAGTATTGTTACATACCACACGAATCGGTGTCATACGAATGTTGATGGATTTACCAAACTGGTGAGGATTGGTGAACAAGAAGTAGTTCTCAGTCACATCACCATTGAAGAGTTCAAAAGACTCTTTGGTTTTTGCGAGTGCCCATACCATCTGTCCATTTTTCAACGAACCAGCAGTGTGCATCTCCATATCACCAGCCATTACATAGTCATTAAAAAACTCAAACGCTTCTGAGTTCTGACAAGGTTCCCAACCTTTACCAACAACATCCAATACTGAATTGTCCGATGAACGAACCAGTGCTTGTTTGTTCTTGATGATAACACCAGACTCGGTTGTGATATTCTCTTTACGAACATCCCAATCCAAACCAGCGGTTACCATAAATTGGTCTGGGGTCAAATCAGCAGGAACTCGTTTACCTAGTCCATGCCATGGAACCTCACCGACATACGCCATCTGCGCTTCACCATTCACAATCTCAAGTTCATGAGCCATAATATAATCTCCTATTTCTCAGTTTGTATAGATATCATAACCTGTTTTCGAAACAAAGTCAAGATGTTTTTACAACTTTTTCACAATAATTTGCGTAGGCCTCAAATAGTTCACCTCGTTCCCTACGAGAGTAACCCCACGCTTCACCCAATGCACGAACGGCATCTAATGCATTCCAACCATCTAACTTAACCTTCTTGTAGATGTCTTCCAACAATACTTCACTAAATTCCATTATCATTCTCCAACATAAAATGTTTTAGGGATGGGGCCGTTATACGATTCCCATGCTTCTGCAATCTCTTTAATAGATGCTCGCATCACTGCCATTGGAGAACAATCCTCGTTAATCAAATCAATCTCCATACGGCGAACTGCTTCTTTAGTAAATTTCTTTTCCATAATAACCTCTTACATCAAACCACAAACATCATCCCAAAGTTTATCAAACTTAAACTGGGATTCAAAACCAAACTCATCTGCAAAGTTGCAAGATGAAGATGCATACACAGCAGGAGCGAAACCACCATCTTTAATAGCGGCATCAACCAACGTGTTTACATCATTAGAGGCAACTACGAGAGTAGAACAATCATACATCTCAAGTTTACCATTATTCGCTGCGATAAAGTTAATCATACCAAAACTCCTGCTTCTTTCATCATATCAATTGCAAGTAACTCTTCTGCGTTTTCCATCTCGTATTCGTAGATTTTCTCTTCTAGTTCTTTGATACGAGCTTCAAACTGTAGACGAAATGGATGGTCATAGTCTTCTTTCTTCAACCACTCAACTTCGTTTTTCATCTCTTCTAGTGTCATAATCAATTACTCTCTCACTGTCTATACTAATAGTATAGTTGTTCTGAGAACATTTGTCAAGTCTTTTTTTCAAAAAAATTGCAAAAAAAATCCCTGTAAAAACAGGGACTTAGAAAATTTATGCAACTTTTTTCAATTTTTTCATCTTTTTTTGGGCCTTCTTATACCCTCGTTCCAACTTGAGTTTGGACGCCAACATGGTGAAATTTCTACCTTCCATGTGGTCATATTCGTGTTGGAAAATCCTAGAGGTGAGACCTTTCCAGACTCGTTCCTGTCGTTCTCCATTTATATCGGTATAAGAAACTTTGATGGTATTTGGTCTCTTGATATCCAAGAATAGGAATGGGTAGGTAAGACATCCTTCTGTAAAGAGAACCATGTCATCTAGTGACTCTGCTTCAATCTTGGGGTTCAACATGAACTCAACTTCTTTCTTATCAAAATCTGTATACATCACGAATGCACGAATAGGTAATCCTACTTGGTTTGCAGACAAACCGATACCACCAGTTGCAGCCATGGTTCCTTTGAGGTTGTCATACAGTTCTTGTATAGTGAGTTTGTGTTTCTCTTGTATCTCTTCTGGTGTGGTCTCTGGTAACTCCACATAAAGTGATGGTGAGTCTGAGGGTAATAGTTTATAAATCATTCTGCAATCCTTGAAAAGTTTTTAACCTTCTGGAACCGAACTACACTTCTGAATTTGTCAAACAAGATATCTTGTTTGTGTGAAATGACAAACACATTCTGGTCATGGAATGTATTCAGAATCTTTAGGAAGTCATCGGTTCCTGTTCCATCCAACGAACTATCAAAGATTTCGTCTAAGATAAGAAGGTTAGTGTTCGTTGAGTTTTTCATCTTAGCGATTGCTCTCCAAGTGAAGAGTAGTGCCAAGTCGATTCGCATCTTCTCACCTTCTGAGAATGATGCATATGAGAACTCATCACGAAAACGTGATTTGATTGTCTCGTTAAAGTTTTCGTCCAAGTGGAACTGAACAAAGAAGTCCATTGAACTAAGATATGTATTCACCAACTTATTCATAATAGGTAGGTATTGTTTTACAATCTTAGTTTTGATACCAGAGTCTTGCAACAAGTTCTTTGCAACATCCATATAGAACTTATCTTCTTTCAGTTTACTCTTGTTCTCATCAATCAGTTCCATCTTTCCTTTGAGTTTTGCAAGTTTCTCTTTGTCTTCCTCTGATACAGAACCTTGTTCGTATGTTGCAATTGTCTCTTCTAGTTTCTTATTGAACGATTCCAGTTCTTTAATAGAGACTCGAATCTTTGCAATCTCAACATCATGTTTACGAATCTGTTCTAGGTCTGCAAGGATAGAATCTAATCGTCCTTGTTCTTCACGTTCAAGTCGTTCAATATCTTTGATAGCGGTTCCAATTTCTCTGATTTTTGTGTTTGAAAGTTCAATCTTCTCCGACTTTGTTGCATCATTGATTGTCTGTGTGCAAGTCGGGCACTCATCTGATTCCGAGAAGAACTGAATTTGTTGCTCATGATGTCCTCTTTTGTTATTCAGTGCAGCTTCTGCTTTACTGAGTTTTGTTAGTTTCTGTTCGATTTTAGTCTTTTCTGTTGCATCAACAGTCAGTTCACTTTTCTTAGTTTCCAGTGTATGAATCTTCTCAACCTTATCTTCAATGTTGAAATTGTTGTCATAGATTTTTTGTTGGTTCTCTGCAATGATACCAGACTTGTTCTCCATTACCTCTTTAATAAACTTCTGTTGCAGTTTAATCTTGTCTTTGGTCAAGTCTAACTGGTATTCTACATCACGCAATTCTTCATTGATTTGTTTGGTCTTACCTTTCAATAGGAAATTCATCAATGAGAAAATTTTGATGTCAAGAATGTCTTCCACAACCTCACGTCTTGCTTTGGTTGGAAGTTGCATAAATGGAACAAAGGTAGATGAACCCAAGATAACAACCTGAGTGAATGAACGATAGTTCAACCCCATAATCTGTTGTTCTAAGTATTTCTGATAGTCTCGTGCGTTTGCATCTTGATTAATCATCTTGTCATTAACATAGACTTCAAACTTGTTTGGTTTGATACTACGAACAACCTTTACATCTTTACCAGACACATTGAATTCTACCTCTACAACAGTAGAACCATTGTTGACTGAGTTCACCAACTGTTTCTTTGAGATGTTTCGGAATGGTTTATTGAACAAACCAAAACACAGTGCATCAAGGATGGTAGATTTACCAGCACCGTTCTCACCAATGATTAGTGTAGTTGGACTTCTATCCAACTGCATTTCTGTAAAGTTGTTACCAGTTGAAAGGAAGTTCTTCCAACGCACATACTTAAAGGTAATCAAATTATAACTCCAAATCACTGGCCTCTAGATAGAGACCTTTCATCATATTTGTCAATCGTTTCTTGTCTAAGTCTACATCAAGTTCTTCAATGTATCTTTCTAACAAAGTTACTGTGTCTTCTGCATTCTCTACGATTGCATCATCCACATTCTCTGGGTCAAGTTCCGAGAAGTCCTCAACAATCTTAACCTCATGAGCACCAGACTCAGATAGAACTCTATCAATGAATCTGTCAAACTTGTAAAAGTCTTTCTTGTTGACTACGACTATCTTAACATACTTTTCACTCAATGTCGAGACATCAAATGTATCGTAGTCAACAGTAGAGTCATCATAGTGAACCTTTGCAAAGATTGTAAATGGGTTTACAACTCGTTCTAGTTCTCGTGTTTCAGTATCAAAGACATGGAAACCTTTAGGACAATTGTTGTCTGCCCATGTCATCTGATAGGTATTACCCAAGTAGTAGATATGTCCATTGTCAGACTTCTTGTGGAAGTGTCCAGAGAATACAGTATCGAACTTCTGTAGGAAGTTACCATCCATACCATTCTCTGCGAAATGACCAGCGTGCATCTCAAAACCATTGATTTCAAAGTGACCAAAACAAACTTGTGCGTTAGTCTCTTTGATATGGTTCATTGTGTCTGCATAGTTGTCTGCACAAATCCAAGGAATAAAACATAATGGAGTTCCATCAAAGTCTACCGTAGTAGGTGATGGGTATACCTCAATACCAGAGTATCGGTCTTGAACCAACTCTGATAGAGAGTTTACATCATTTGTATTCTTGTAGAAGGTATCGTGATTACCCACCAACATGTGTAGGTTAATTCCCTTGTCTACAAACTTTTGGATAAATCGTTGACGAAAATCTTGTGCAATCTTGTAAGAGACAAACTTGCGTCTGTCCATTACATCACCTAAGTGAATAACGGTATCAATACCATGTGATTCAAGATATGGGAAGAATGTAGTTTCCCAAAACTTGTAAAAGTATTCGTTAAATGCTAGATTGTCGTTGCGAGCACCAAAGTGTGAATCAGTTATCAGTGCTATCTTCATCTACTTCAATATCCTCTTCAATTTCTTCATCATAAAATTTCTCTAGTCCTTTGGGTTGTGTCTTCTTCTTCTTGGGTTTATACACAGCCTCGTCTGGTAGATAGTTTGCTTGTAGGTATTCAACGAATGCAGCCTGTTCTCCTTCTGCATCACCACCCATCATGTCTACAGTCATATTCTCAATAATCTTGTGTTTGACATGTTGTTGTTTCTTTTCTTTTTGAATCCTACGAATAAACGCATAGTAGATTATTTGCGTGAAATAAGCAAAAGGATTATTAGATTTGTCTGGATTAAAATTACTTGCGTATTGCAGACAGTTTTCAATACCATCAGAAATCATTTCATCTCTGTAGGTATAGTTGATAAAATTAGGTCTATAGGATAGGTGATTTGCAATCTTGAGGAAACATTCGCCAATATAGTTAGAAACTGGTGGTTGTGGGTCACCCGATTCCTCTGCGGCAGCACACTTCTGCTTCCACTCTTTCATTGCTTCTAAGAACTCTTTATTGTTGACATAATGAGTTCCTTTTTCTTTTTTAGCCATAATAACTCCACATATTTTGATGCACACAGAATGTGCAACTATTCATACATTATACTGAAAACACAGGAAATGTCAAGAAGTTTTACTAATTTAGAAAAAGGTCTTGACAAGCCCTTGACAAACCTGTATAACAGCTATGCTGGGTTTGGAAATAAGAATATATTTAGTGATATACCTTTGATGGTGTATCTAATTCTTCCATTAGTTCTTCTTGTTCCTCTTCCCACATCTCTTCTTCAAGTGCAATTAGTTCTTCATCAGAAGGGTCATCATATAGGTCATACTCACCTTCTATCTTTTTAAGACAATACTCGTAGAAACGAGAGAGTCCAACAGTTGCATTGGCCATACCCAATACTTGTGTTTTAGGAATGGAGACTTCTTTTTCTTCTGCAAAGTGAATCCAACGAGTCAAAGAGATTTGTTCTTCCAAACCACCCTCAGACAACTTTGGGACTGTCATTAGTTTTAATGGAGATTCAACCTTCCAATCTCTTGGATGGTCTTCTGATAATCTAGAGATAATTTCTTCACCGCTTGACAGTTTCATAATTTTAATTTTGTTCTCTGTCATTTGAGTTTTATCCTTGTAATCTCATAATCAAATTGTTCTTCATTGTATATACTTATGCGTTCTAAAAAGTGAGATAAAGTATAGTTGCGTTTGGATTTATAAGACAAATCATCGGCTATATCGTAAAGGGTAGCACTATCTTTAGACTCGCCCCTACGCAAACCTCTTCCAATGGATTGCAGTGTCCTAACTCTGGACTTACTTGGACTACTGAACACGATGTTATGAAGATGACGAATATTAATGCCAGTAGAGAAAGTGCCGTAAGACGCAACAATGATTGCATCCTTTTCTTTCTCCGTGATTGCCCTGATTTCTTCACGAGTCTCAGTATCCGTTCCACCGAACACAAAGAATGTTTTTCGTTCTGTGTCATTCTTGATTAAGTCATAGAGAATATTGCCGTGTTTCTCTACGAACTGGAATAATACCAGTGTGTTTCCTTTTAGATTAAGTGTTAGATTCTTTATGAACTCATTGCGTTTTGCATGAGTCACAATATAATCTATTTCATCTTGATACTTCATATCCTTGACCAGTTTACACTCTGATTCTGGATATGTCAATACGATAGACCGTATCTTAAATTCTGCGAGGGTCTTGTTGTCAATCAACTCTTTTGTAGTGACAACTTTATTTAGGGAACCAAAGAGCCCTTCAAGAACCAAGCGGTGCGTTTGCATACCATCTAGTGTTCCTGTCAAACCGAATCGGTATTTACAGTTTTGCATCTTGGTTAGAATCGTAGTAAGAGACTTTGCTTTGAACAGGTGTGCCTCATCCCCTACTACCATTCCAAACTGGTCAAAGTATTTCTTAGGAAACTTGTAGATGGACTGCCATGTAGAAATGACAACTGGTTTGGTAACCTCTTTGTCATGTCCACTGTAAATCTTTTGCATGTATTTCTCATCCCAACCATAGTCGATAAAATCAGAATACATCTGTTCTACTAGAGATGTTGTGGGAACAAGAATAAGAATCTTATCAGAGGGTCTATCTCTGAGTAAGAACATGTAGTAACGAATCAGAACATAGATAATGAGTGACTTACCAGAAGCAGTAGGACTAAGAAGAAGGGCACGATGTTTTCTGATTGCAGTTGATATCGCATTGAACTGATAGTCACGAACATCAATGTCCTTTCCCAAAGATTTGATTTTAAGACTGTCAATGAATTCCAGTAAGTTTTCTTTTTTAAGTTCCTTTTCATCTTCTAACTCCTTTTCAATAGTGTATGGTTCGTCAAAGTCATCCAAACACTTCAATAGATAGGATAGTAATCCGAGGTATAGTTCACCATTCATTGGTGAGAATAAACGAATCTTACCATCCCATACACGGTTTCGATACGCAGGCATGAACTTAGCGCCTGGCACCTCAAATGTAAAAAACTCCGAAAGATAACGTGCAGTAGATGGTTCAGTATCTACTTGTAGATATACTTCATTCTTTTTTGTTATATGTGTCAAATATCACCGTCCATGAATTTTCTCCATGCAATTGCATTCTTAATGTTCCACTGTCTATCAGAAACATTCTTTAGAATTCGTTCGCATGTATCCACACCCATCTCATAGTATTCAAGAAGGGCCTGAGATTTCCTATACTCATCATCTGCTTCGATGTAGATATTAAGGTCTGTTTTGAGAACTTTATGGTCAAAGGGTTTATCACGATATACCTCTGGGTCTGACTTACCAGAATAATACTCCCACTTTTGGAAATATAGGTATTTGTGTTTTGCCTTCTGTTGAATCAGAAGTCCCTTGTAGTGATTGAGGAAGTTGAGATATTTTTGATGTAAAGACGCATTTCTTAGAGACTCGTCTGCGAGTTCTAAGTCATCCATCTTCAAATCTTTTTCTGCGAGTTTTTGCAGTTCATCTAATTGCATAATGTTTCACATCCTTAATAATAAAAAGAGAGCAGAATCGGTTGACTTGCTTTTCTAAGTTATCCCACAGTGAGGACTCAAACAATCAACTGTTCAAGTTTTACCTCATCTGCTCAAGTATATTTATAATGTCACGATTTCGTATAAATCGTAACTCATCGTTACTGTTGCAGTTAATGGAGTTGCATCTGCATCCTGTGTTGTAAATGATAGTCCACTTAGAGATGTTGGATAACAGTTTCTAAAGTTGACTTGTATAACAGGGTTGTTTTTATTTGTCAAGAGTGTTAATGTTGCATCTGTTGTGAGAACAGATGGGTTTGCAAGACCACCTTTAGTCACAACACCCTTCTCTTCTGAAGCTTCTGCAATTGCATCTGCATACTGTTTTGTGTCTTTAGGGAAACCGATACCACTCATCCAATCATGGATTTCTCTCCAGTTGGACAAATCTTCTTGAACCATAAAGGTTAGTTCCAATGGACTATAATCCAAAGTATCACCCATGAATGGCATAGAAGTATAACGAGTATTCAGAATCGCATCACCACCAAACGCAATGCCTGGAAGGTTTGCTTCTGTAACATGATACTCAGTATTAGGAATCTTTAGAATTGAAAAACGAAACTGAGTCGTTCTTGCAAAGTCAAGATTACTAGGTTGACGATTTAATACATTAGTGTTTACAGGCATAGTTTCATTCCTTTATACCTTTATTTATAACGCACATAAAAAAAGAGAGTCCCGAAGGACTCTCTTAAAAGATTGGTGAACCCAATTCTTTTTATTAAAATTACATGATGTTTGTAACTTTAACTCTACGGTAGTAGGTGTTTGCGTTAGCAGTCAATGCACCGCCACCAGCAGTAGTTCCTTCTGCGAAAGGATTAGCAGTTAGACCGTAACGAGTCTTGAAGCCAATCTTAGGCTGGAAGGTATTTTCACCAACAGCACGAACCATCTGTAGTGGAACATATGGGCAGTAGAATAGACCTGCATCGTAAGGCGAAGTGCCTTTGTAACCTACAGTGTAGTATTGAGATGCAGCGCTGTTTGCACTGTATGGGTCAATATACACTTTGTAACGGCCGTTTAGAACACCAGCGAAAGTGTTACCAGCATCGTCAACATTTAGGTTGTTGTTAAGAGCAGGTGAAGTATCAAGAACACCAGCCATTTGAAGTGCAGAAGCAACGTCAGATGAACAGATGATGATGTTACCTTTACCACGGCGAGTCTGTTGTGCGATTGCGTTTGCATCACGCTCAACTTGGAACATCAATCCCTTGAACTTCTCAACTGACCAACGGCCGTTAGAGTCAACATCAAGGTCAAAAGTGCCAGCAGTCGCAGTATCAGTCTGAGCACCAGCCTTTGCAGTGGTGTAGATTGTGCGAATTACTTCACGGTTGATTTCTGCAAGAATTTCAGCAGAAAGGATGTTAGCAAGTTCAGTCTCAGCGTCAAGACCATGAATTGCTTTAAGGTCTTGTGCAAGTTCCATTGTGTATTCTGCCTTAAGAGCACGAGACTTTGCAGTTACAGTCTGCTTCTCAATTGAGAAGGCCATTTCTGCGAAAGAGTTACCAGCAGAGTCACCCAATGCTTCTGCAGCTGCAGTAGACATACCAGAACCGTTAGTGTAAGTTCCAGCAGGTGAGTCGTTAAGAACAGCAGGGTTAGTTCCAGCCTGTGTGCCAGTTCCAGAGAAGTCTGAATCTGCTTCGTTGTAGAACGCTTCTGTGCCAGACTGTGATGTGTAACGAGAACGCATCGCAAAGATAAGACCAGTAGGGCCAGTCATAGGCTGAACGCCTGCAACATCATATGCGATTAGGTTCGGCATTGCACGGCGAACAAGTGAAATCATGATTGGATCCCAATTGTCAACTGAGGCACCTGTTGCGTTAGTTGGAGCAGCTTCGCCGAGGAAACCTCTGTCTTCACGAAGTGCTTTTTCTTGGTTTTCTAGGATTACTGTGGTTACAGCCTTACGATAAGAGTCTTTGATTTCAGGCAAATCATTGTGCTCTAGGACTGGCTGCCACTTTTCCTGTAGATGTTCTGTTTGGAACATTTTATTTCTCCTTATAGGTTTCTTTTATTACAATATTTATACAATTTAGATTTTTGAAAGAGGAATTCTTCCGCAGTCCAAATTATTTTGCTCGCTTTACATTCTTGCTAATGGCATTCATGTAAGCGGCCATTGCACCAGTTGTATCGTAAGAATCCGAACCATCAGATTCAGAGTCTACAGATTCAGCGATAGTGGTTGCTTTGGGGAAGTAAGATTCCTTAAGCTGGTTAAGTTTTTCAGTGAAAGACTCTTCACCAGAAAACTCTACTTCTTCTGCAAGAGACTTAAACTTCTCGACTTCTGTATCAGCCAAGTCCTTTGAGACTTCTGCGAAGACCGACTCACGAACTAACTTATCGTTTGCCTTTTTCAATTCAGCAGACTTTTCGATTTGCTCGTTAATCTTAGACTCTAGTTCATCAATCTTTTCAGACTGTGCTTCTAGAATGTCATACTTTTCGTCTGGAACATCAATGTAATGTTCTTCAAAAAGTGCCTTGAGACCAGAGATGAAGTCTTCTGCGATTTCACCCTTGAGACCACGCTCAATTGCGATTTCGTTTTCTTTCATCCACTCTTCAACAACATAGTTCATGTATGCGTCTACTTTTTCAGTCAACTCTGCTTTCACAGCTTCAACTTCTTCAGCAACTTCTTGAGTTTTTTCAGACTCAATTCTTGCAACTTCTGAACGAAGTTTAGACTTAACCGCAGCTTCGAAAATAGTTGCAGCCTTATCTTTGAATTCCTCAGATAGTTCTTCACCTTCTGTAAGTGCAGAAACATCTTCCGAAACATCTACAGATGATAGACGGTCTTCCAAAGTAGATTCGTCAACTGACTCCTCTTCTTCTTCCTTGTCTGTCATCATTGCATCGTATGCTGCTTTAAGGTCAACTGCTTTCATGCCTGACAATTTTTCAATCATCGCATTAGTCATTGCTTCCTTAGTCATACGAGCTTCTTCCAAATCCTCTCCATCATGGTCAATTTCATGACCTGCTGCTAGAGGTTCTTTAACTTTGGTAGGTTCTTCATCACCACCGGCGTCTTTTGCACCCTTGTTCTGAGCGTCTTTGGTCTGTTTTGTTGCTTTCGCAGCATCAGGCCCTTTCTTCTCTTCTGGGTCAACAACAGTCTTGCCTAGGTCTTGAACTTCCCCTTCCACTTTTTCCA